CAGATGGAATTCCATCATACGGTCCCGGCACTAGTTCGTCGTGTAAGGGTCGTTACACATCCGTGTATAATAAATTAGACTCTGATCTCCACGTTACATACAAAGCTGCACCGTTAGCCAAGGAACTTTTGTCATTAGTACCTCGGTTAATCCCTCAGTATCCAGATCGTTTTAGGACGAAAACAGATATTGTAGGTGCGTTTTGTGTTCCCTATAGTCTGAAGATCATACCGGGGAATCGTTTCACAACGGTTCCTAAGAACGCTAAAACTGACCGACCTATATGTGTCGAGCCGCACCTAAACATGGTGCTGCAACGCATTTATGGGAAAGTAATTTCTAAGCGTCTTAAACGTTTCGGTATTGATACGGAAATGCAACACGAAGTTAATCGTATATTAGCTGAGCGTTGTAGTATAGACGACCAGATGGTCACTATAGACTTATCTGCAGCAAGCGATACCATATCGGTAGAGTTAGTACGTAACCTACTTCCTGAAGATTGGTTCAATGTTTTGAACAATATTCGAAGTCACTTTACTCAATATGACGACTGTCAGCGTGAAAATGCTAAGTTCTCCTCTATGGGTAACGGGTTTACGTTTGAACTTGAAACTCTTATATTTTGGGCGTTATCGTGTGCATCACTGCACTATAACAACCTTGATAGAAAGAACAACGTTTCAGTGTTCGGCGACGATATAATCGTTGCAACTCCCGCAGCTAATACTTTGGTCGATTTACTGACCTACTGCGGATTCTCCCTTAATATGGAGAAGACCTTTTTACAAGGACCTTTCAAAGAGTCATGCGGTTCTGATTTCTGGAACGGCTATAACGTACGTCCTTTCTTCCTCAAAAAGGAAGTCAGAGACGTGCGCCAACTTTTCGGTCTGGCTAATGGTATACGTCACTATGCTTCTCGACGCGGACGCAATTTTTATTCTTGCGAACGATTCAAAGGAGCATGGCGTTTCGTAGTGGATAAAATCGAGCGTATTGAACCTCACTATCCTGTGGGGCCTAAAATGCTTGGTGATACTGTTTTATGGGCATCTCCTCTGGAGGTTTCTGCAAATGCAGTAATTCCAACTATGATTGACGGTATTTGTTACAGCACTCAGATTCTTGATACGGGCAACCGTATAAAAATTAAGCATCTGTCCCGTGTTTTAACAGGCGCACTCATGGCACTCAACCCAAGTAGAATCGGGTTAGGTGCTAATTTTGAGGCTATTCCTGGGTCCCCTATGCCTAATCGGTATAGAGAATCTTCGAATTTTCGGAACATAACGAACGTCGCAGTCCCGGTCGGGAACGACGCTTTTCTCTGG